CCCACGTGAACGGGCGGATTGGGTCGTCTACGACAACGAAAGCACAGTTCTGAAGCGAAGGGAGTCCGAGCCGGTCTACCGTCTTTGTCCCAAGCTGCCACAGGAATCTTCCCGCAACCGTACCCTTAAGCTGCATCATCATGCGCTTGATGTCTGCCTGATCGTGTTCGTTGAACTCGCACTTCAGTTGCTTATTGCACGCCTCGATGACGCGGTCTACGGTTTCCTCCCACTCCTCGGTACGGTCTTTGATTGGGCGTGAGTATGTACGCTTGTATGTGGCGTAGCCGACCTCGCCCCAAGGGATTAACTCGGGCTTGTAATTCATAAAAAAGTTTTTAAGGGTTAAAAAAAGGGACGGCTAATATACTAAAGCTCGTCCATTGGATTTAATTGATTTATGTCCACTACGTATGCGTCTGTTTTCTGAAAAAACGACGTATTCCCGTCTTCTGACTCTGCCTTCACGAACTTGGCCTTTTCGTAAAACTCGTCACGAGTCAACCACCCGAGCACCCACCCGCGTTGAGGGCTCTTCTTTACAATCACCGAGCAGAATATGTAGATGTCCGGGGTTTGGTGTTTGCTTGTGGCCGCTACGTGGCAAGAGTAAAAGCCCTGAGGCTCAACAGTCCTTGCCTTTGTCTTGACTTCAACCGTGTAAACATCATCCCCGTTCCTTACGATCATGTCGTGCTTGTACGTGTTGTGCTCTTCGACGTTGGTCAAGTAAGCCAAGGCGATCTCCTCCCCTAGATAACCAGCGTAATTGCCCTTGCCTTTGAGGAGGCTGTTCTTGATGTCCCCGTGGCGGTTGGCTTTTGTCGCTGCGCTGCTACGCATCTCAGGCGTTATCTCGACTTCAATCGGATTCATGCTCTGAGATAGAAGAGTTAATGAGATCAATCTCATGATAAATGGCATTCCTCAGTCTGCCAATCGACTCCTCTATTCCCGCCAGCTTTTCAATCGGTTCTCCGTTCAGTTTATGCAGGCCTCGTACAGCTCATCGACAGCGTCATGCATTCTGTCGCAAGCGACAAAAAACATTCTGCTTAGTTCAAATGTCTCCATTCTTGATTGATTTTAGGATTTCTTGAATAGCGCTGTCTACTTGACCGCTGTTCTTCGCCAAAAATACAATCGTCTTGGAGTTATTTCCAACTAAATGACGCAAAAAAAGTTTCCACCGCATCGGAAAATCGTGGTGAGACGGTAGATACCCTTTTGTTTCAATGATCCAATCGTGGTCCCTGCCAACAAAGTCAGGCTTATAAGTGATGGGAAGGACGACGGACCCTGTACGGTCCGTCATCTCTTTCCCCTTCGTGGTCATCTTGAAGTACTTGTTCGGAAATCTGAACCGGTCCATCAATTCGAAGGTGTGTTCTTCGTAATCGAAAGCTAGCCCGTATTCCTTTAACTGGTCTGCACAGTACTTCTCAAGAGAAGAGGCGTAACGTCCCAGCTGCTTCTTACGGGCGCTGGTCCTCTTTCTCGTTGTCTTCCTCGGTCTCTTCATTAAACGAAGTTACCAAAGAATTTTTGCAAAGTCAAGATAGGAACGACAGGTTCAGCGGCATCGACGATTCCTTCGGGAAGGTAATCGGCTTAAACAGAGCCCGTTGCCCAATCATAGTTGTGAATCCCGTGTGGGAAAGATTCATTTGCAGTCGGTAAGGATCTTCCAACGGCGTTGGCTTTCCTCCCGTCTCCACGTCACGAACCTTTCGAACGTGCAACTCACTGGTTTTGCGTATCTCATGATCCATGGCTTGAACCTTTCGGTGAATTGTCATGAAACAATCCGCTCTGTTTACGAACTTTCCGCCGCCCTCTGTGTCTTCAGCGTAAGGAGCGACAGGCAAACCGTCTGGCCCTTTCTTCCTCTGAGCTTCTGTCACAGCGTGGGCATTCACCCACACGGCGATGTTATTCGTCTTGGTGAACGTCAGGAACTCGCTCGCCGCTTCGTAATGGTAGTCGTGAGTCGATATCCCCGTGTTCCTCATGTCCAGCTTGAGGCTGTTGTAAGGGTCGATGAATACCGCGTCTACCGGCTGTTGTTTTAAAATCTTTTCGAAAAACAGAATTAAATCCGCGTATCCGTAGATCTGGTTGTTGTTGATGATTATAAAGTGCTCTCCTACCCATTTGTATGCTTGTTTGCGTTCTAAATAAGTCATGTCAGCCACCTTCTTATCCATGGCGAACTGCATGAGGGACATTTTTACAGAAGAGGTGCGATTCTCCGAGGAGTAAATCACCCACTTCCAGTCGTGGCGCACTGCGGAGTTGGCGATGAGGTAGAGCATCGTCGTAGTCTTACCCACGTTCGAGTGCCCGTTGATCACCACGAACTCCTTCTTGTACCTGAAGTACTCGTCGAGGCGAGTATCCCCCGTATCAAGACCGATCTCAATCTTACCTTGTGCGTAGTCGTCGATCCACCTGAAGTCTTCGTCGTCGGAAGAGATGAAGGACATGTCGCCGTCGTTGAGGAGCATCTCGCGTTGCGCTTCTTTCTCCTCGTTGATGACATCCCTGATTGGCATGTTCTTTCCGATTTCGATGCCGTCGAGGATTGTGTTCAGGGCGTGAGACTCTGATTCAACCTCTCGCTTGCATATCTCTCGGTGCAAGACACGCACAACCTCGTCTTGCTCCATCTTCCCTGCAGCGATGTATCCGCCACAAAGACGGGCCGCATTGACAAGGACTCGGTGCTTCTCTCCGTCTTCTGCCTGACGTATCATTCGACACGCAAGGTTGAGCTTCATGTAGTCCGTGTAATCGTGCGCTGCGTTCGTCGGGACTTGCGCCTCTGCGAATTCAGTTGTGAAATTTCCGAACTTCTTGTACTCGTCCTTGATGATGATGTCAGGATCGTAAGACTCGAAGCAAGCCCTAGACTCGTTGATGCCAGACTCATCGACCTCAAGGCCGTGGGTCCGCTCGAAGTACTTTACGAGGGCTCGGAAGTGGTCTCTGTGCCTTTCTGGATTCGTGATTCGAACCAGCGCCTTAACGCCCTGACCCGAAGGGGAAGTCCAACATGAATGAATGAAATCATCCGTGGCAAGGGACCGCTTCGTCGCGTCAACATCCACGTGGTCAAAATCCAAGATAACGAACCCACTGTGCTCGAAGAGCGCCTCGTCTTTCCTTTCGGTGAACTCACCGCTGAAACAAACGACAGGTAGCTCCTGCTTCTTCGACTTGTCGCCATCACGAACCTTAGATACCAGAGTACTCGACTTCCCATTCTGAATCCGATCCAACGCTTGTTGTAACGTTATGTGGTGCGGATTGGTTTTGTCGAATACGTTCTTGAATATCGTGACTTGCATTGTCTTTAGCGATCATGAGGAGGATAAGGTAACCTGCGAGGTCTTGTAGCGTATCCTCCGTTTCATCTACAAGGCCCGCGTTTTTAATGCGCTTTAGCTTATCGTCGATTCGCATCTTGATTCCAGCTACGGCATTAGCTTCCGAGAAGATCTTCAGTGGCTCTAAAGCTGCGTCCCCATACTTCTCGTTCTTAAAAAGCAAAAGCTCCTCAAGAGCTTTGCATTTTGCTTTGATTTTCTGCTTTGTGTTCATCTAAAGTCAGAGTAGAATGTGAAATGAATTTCTTGCTTAAGATTTCTCGAATGATGATATGCTTCTCCGACTTTGCGTTCTTTCCGTAGAGCTCTACCTCTAACCTGTGCATTGTATGCGGGTCGTGATTGCGTATATCATTCGGGTCGTCGAAAACGGATACTATCCACACGACACGCTCGTGTACAACCTTCCGTTTCTTGAAGGCGACACGAGCGGTCATGTAGTAGATAGGAGCCTTAGAATGGGACTTCATCCGTCTGTTCGGCGGCCTGCTTGGCGGCGCGCTTTTCTTTGGCGGCGGCGCTGTTAGGGTCGAACACTCGGCAACAAGCCTTTCCGTTCTTAGACATGAACATGGTGATGTACACGTTACCCCCTTGACCTTGTTCGTTACGCTTGGTTGCGTACTTCTCAATGATCTCTTGGAGTTCGTTGTCCTTGAATCGGACAGACCACATTCCAACTTGGCCGTCGTCGTTGTAACGAGGCTCTTCTGCGTACCCTACGAGTACTGAATCATACTGCTTTTCACTCATGGCGAAAAAATTTTAAGGATTAAAAGATGTATTGAATAGATGGCTGCTAAGGTAGCCAGAAATTTCAGGTTAGACAACAAATTCCGCATAATGTGTGTCAGTTTTTTGGCCCCCGTCGAGCCAGTTATTGATGTTTTCAAGCGCTTCGTGAAACTTCATCTCACCCTTGAATAACGTTTCGTCTGAGCATTTGACGTCTGCAGGGAAGAACGGGTATGCCTTCTCTTGCACTACCCAGTAGAAATCCGGGATGTCAAACACCTTTGTATAAACGTATGCTTGGATGTCGTAGCTGAAGCTGTTCACGTCGTACCTGAACTTATTGATTGAACGGGACGACTTAGAGTCGATAATGCAATCGTCCTGCAGGCAGTCGAGGAATCCCTTGAGAGGGACTCCGTTGTAATCAACGTTGAACTCAACCTGATACTTGCCTCCTGCGAAACGCTTGTCGTACAGGCCGCAGTCCTTTAGGCGCTTGATCATCTTCTGAGCGTTCTCCCAGTCGTCACGAGACGCAATCTCTTTGTCTTGGTTCTTATCCGCCCATTCAGCCTTCCACTCCTTATAGCGCTTGGTGCTACGAGGGTACTTGCCTCCGATTTCTGCAACGATAGCCGCATCGTCGAGTATGACATATGTGGAGTGCGCTTTTTCTGGCTCGAAAAGCATCATGTCGTACATGGTGCCGAACGTAAGGGCGTCGGACTCTTTCTTGAGTTGGCCTCGCATGTACATCTCCCAAAGCTTCATGTCCCCGAGGGCATACTTGAGCGAGGAGTAGGAGAGGTGGGGCTTGCCCACCTTCTCCGTCAGCCTATCTCTCATGCTCATTTGCGCGTGTCTTTACGTTCGATGTAGTACGCGGCGCACAGGGCGAGACCGATGATGCTCACCGTAAACAAGATTGCAATCTTCATCGTACAAACTTCTTGAGCCCGTCAACTTGCTTCTCGGTAAGCTGATTCCCGTACTTCTTGGTAACTGCGTCGAAAGCCTTGCGCTTGTCGGTCTGACCTTTGATGTAGGCGACCGCCTTATCCATGATGTTCTCTACTGGAGCGTCGAGAGCCTTGGACAGCTTTTGCACCTGAGGGTTATCGACCATAGCTTGTTGCTTGGCGATGGCCTCCTCGACTTCGTTGGCTGAAGCAATCGAGGTGTCGATACCGATTCCGAGCATGGCAAGAGCACGGCCTACAGCTGAAGTCTCGCAGTTCTCGACGTACGATGTCTTGTTAATGTTAGAGGCGGTTTTCTCCTCGTGTGCGTGGCCCTGAGCCACGATCGTGCCGTCCGGCATTGTAATCGTGCAAAGACATAGGCATTGCTCCGAGTCGATAACAGGGAACTCTGTGCGTATACCCCAGTTCTTATACTGCTCTTCCTGTCGGAAGAACTTAATGCGTTCGTTGACTTCAACGTACTGCTTGCCACGGATGTTCGTGGTCTTAAACTTGTAATTAGACATTGATGAT